ACACCTCCTTCGTCGTTTCCGACATACTTGGTGACAATGTTGTTCACCTTCTCATCCATACCCTCGCCGCCTTCGACATAATCAATCTTCTTCATCGGGCTGGTGCATACAGGGCAGTCATAAGTATCTGCTGACTTTGCGAATGAGATGGAATCCTCGTCGCAGTGGTAAACGTTGTACACATCTTGTACATCCTTACCAACTACATTCTCAACATGACCATCTGCGGTCTTGCCGAACTTGAATACCTTCTCCACTCCAACAACGTCAGCCAAAGGATTGGCTGGGTTGTCCACAAGGGACAACTCAGTAAGGTCGTAATCTGTGACCTTCTGAATGGTCTGTCCGGTAGCCTTGTTGATGATATCTACTGAATCATTAACAACTCCACCGATTGAGAAACCACTTAGTGTTCCATCAAGAACCTTCAACCATGTGTCTTGGGCTCCCTCAGAAACTCTTGCGGTAACAAAAATACCTCGGTAAGTTCTACCCTTGTGGATGAGCGTGTCTTCCTTGAAAGATACAACCCTTCCTACAGCAGAATCCTTCTTGTGCATTTCTCTCAAGTTACCGCGTGCGCGAGCGAAAGCCTTGGCAGATGCCTCGGCTGTCATAATGTCACCATCGGTATCCTCGTTGTCGAGTGTTGCCCAACCGGATACTAGACGCTTAGCCTTATTGACCTTGGAGAACTCCACGCCAATATGAATTTCATTATTGGTATTGGTCCAGCGGGCCTTAGCAATTTCGCTCATGTTGAAAGTCTATCATTCGCCTTTCCCTAAAGCAAAATTAATCGCATATAGTATAGTGCTATGGTGTTGTTCTGCCGTCACCCTTAGGGTTTCTAGCCTCTCCGGTACCGTCTGTTTGATTGGCTGAACGCTCCGCATCTCTGGCTCTATTACCTTCGGCTGCTGCCTCTGCCGCGACCGCATCAGCCTTTGCCTTTGCGTTCAAGTCAACACGCTCGTCTCCACCTTCTAGTGAAGGCATACCTCTACGGTTACGAACCTCGTTGGCTGTCCAGATACCGTTCTTCACCATACGCTCGTCAATCTGGGACTGAGTGTTGTCGTCGGTCAAAGTCATCTCGTTCAACTTGAACTCGTAGGCGTCTGTGAATTCCTTGACAATTCGGTTGACCTTCTTCTCCAACTTGAATTGCTCAGGCTGGCAGACCTGCTCCTTGAAGGTCTTGTCAGCGTCTCTAGCGATTGCTAGGCTGGCACCTTCGGCAGTAGACACCTTGGACACAGGCACACGGTGAGCCATGAGCACCTTAGCCATGTTGTTCTTGTCATAGTTGTTGAACGATGAATCCTGGATACCGGCCTCTACAGGGTCGATTTTGAACTCTACTTTGTTAGTGGCGTCGTCGCCGGGTAGAGGAATGAAGATGGACCTGTGGTTCTGTCCCTTTAGTCCAGTCTCAAAGAACGCAAGCAATTCAGCCTGTGCAGCAACACCAAGGTTTGCACCCTTTAGTGTGATGACGTGGCGAGGAACAGCCTTGTTCTCAAAGTAATCTAGGTTGAAACGTGCGGCAAACTCACTTCCAACTACCGCCTGCTCTGCTGCGATGATATCTGGAACACCGTAGTAGGTTCCACCGGCAGGAGAGTATCTCTTGATGTGGATGATTTCGTTGGGAGACTGGTCATTGCCAATCGGGTTGGAAGCATCTTCACCAAAGTTCTTGAAGAACTTGGTGGTCTGTCCGCTGATTTGCACGAAGCCGTCACGGTCCTTTCGTACACGCATGGTTTGAGATGGGATGTGTCCTATGTACCCGACCACACCTGAATCTCTTCTACCGACCTCGATGTATCCGTTACCGGTTACTTCGTAGTCTCTCCATACCTTCTCAAGAACCTCGTTGATAGTCTCTTCGTCGTTGAGGCTGTCAAGCCAATCCTCTACCTCGGCCTTGTGAGCAGCCATTTGCTTTCGGGAACGCTCAAGAGCCTTGGCGTTACCAGCGATGCCCTCTAACTTCCTCTTGGCAGCGCGTGATTCGACAAGGTTGTATCCAAGGCCAGCGATGTTTGCTACCTTGGCATTGACAGCAGCGTAGTGAGGTGTGGACACCTCATAAATCTTTGCTAGCCCGTCCAACTGGTGTGGAGGCTGGATAACACCGAATGCGTCATAGCCGGTGACGTAGTTCTGCTCTACCTGCTGGGAGCCTACTTCACCATCTGCGGACTTTGCGTATTTCCTGATTTCGTTCGATACCCTGCGCTTGGTGACAGGAGAAACACCTCTAAGAGACTTGACTTCATCGCCACTGGCAAGGAAGGGGTCTCCTGAGGTGTCTACAACGTCTGTCTTACCGAGGGTAAAGACGTTTTCAATGACAGGAAGCATATCTTCCTCTTCCGTCACCGCTCTTGCAATTCTATCAGCCATTCTGTAGTCTAAGGTGCCTAGCCTCCTCATTAATGGCAGCGATATCTAGCGGGTCTGGCACCAGACCGGCTTCTGCTCTTGCTGTTTGATGTTCTAGTTCTTCGTCGGTGATTGGGCGTCTACCGGTCAAGAACACAGGCTTGCCTGCTGGGAAGCCGTACCCCTTGGCTGCGTCAGTTAGCGCTGCTTCTGCACGAGACAGGCGGGTAGGATTGCGGTCGTCTAAGAAGACATACATCAAGTTACCCTCCTCGTCGGCGGCATACTCTCCACTTTCACACTGCCATACGAGCATTCCCCATGGCACTTCTCTGATGATTTCTTTGTTTGTTGTAATCAATGACATGTACAAAGATTATCATGTCGTCATTATCATTGCAAATAATGGCTAGTTGGAAGTCAAAAGTGTCGAGTCTGTTGCATAAATCGCTGCCGAGTTGGCATTTTCTGTCAACTTGATAGCACTTCCGTCATCTGCTCTCGTCTTGGACCTACTAGTGTATGCCTTGTAGATTCCCTCTACTTCTTCATTGGTTAGAACGCGAGAAGGCCAAAGTCCAATTGAGCCGTAGGTTCCAGGCGCATTGAAGATAATGTTTCCGCGCTGCGAGTTTGTGGTCTGTGAATTATGAATGAGATACCATCTGCCAGCAAGTAGTTTTCTGTTAGTTCTATCATCGACCCCATCAATCCAGAACCCACCAGGCAGAGGTGCTGTAGCAAACGAATCAATGTCCGTATCTGGCTTGTACCAGTATTCTACGGTTGGGTCCGGTCCTGAGTATGAAAGAGTTAGACTTCCTCCTTGTACCACCTTCATGCCCCAATCCTGATGTAGTTCCATTGTCTTGTGGGGGCGCAGGGTCGCGGTAGGGAATGTGTAGGTTACAGTCCTACCTGTGGTAGTGGTTTCGGTATTGCCGACGTATGCGTTGATTACAAGGTTGTCTAGATATGCCTCTTCGTGTCCTTCTTCGAAGTCCACTTTGACATACAGGTCTTTACGGTATGGATTGAAGTCGTATCCACTGGTACCATCTACCTCGTTCCACACGTTACCGTCGAATGAGACAGAGACCTTGACATTCTGGCCGGTGTAGGTTACGTTGAGTTCCTTGACATTCAGCGTCAGCGGTCCAGAGTACATGACGACAGAGGTCAGCCATTGTCCCTTCTGGGACAAGCCGTCGATGAATTCGGGGTACAAAGTATCTTCCTCTGTATTGCACCTTACCTTGTAGGCTCTGTCCCAATCTTCTGCATCAGACCATTCCCAACCAAGTAGAGACTTTCTGAATGAGTCATCCAACTTGATGAGTTCACCGCCATAGATAGCAGGAACATCACCTGTAAAGAAATTTGTCTGGTTCTCGTAGATAGCATTGACGCTTCTAGCAGGAAGTGCATATTCAAAGAAAGCAAGTTCATTGACAGATACACCAGCACCTTGAGAACCACCAAGATACATGTACCCGCCATTATCCTTGTAGGTCGCCGCCTGTTGCTCGGGAGTAATCTCTACCTCGTCAACAAGCACACCGTTTACGTACAGACTGTTTCTGTTCTTGGTGTGAACTGCAAATACGTGTAGCACCTGAGCGTACTCAAAATCATAAGAACAGATAGAAGAAGGTGCGTTGGTGTATGCCACTCCAAAGAAGACCTTACTTCCCTCAATCCATATACCATCTAGGGTATTTGAGTGGGAAAGGATTGAGTATCTGCCTCCAACGCTACTTATTGGAAGAATGGTAATAGTAATTGAGAACTCTACGTTACCCAAGTTTGCTCCATACATTTGACGAGATACGTATGCGGCAGCATTTTCACTAACAGGAAGATGGGTTGAACGAACTGCGTTAGATGTTAGGGGTAGACCTCTGCCTATTACATAGGTACTTTGGGTAAGGCCGTACCCTGACAAATCTGTACCCGCCTCGGCTGCCTGGTCCAACAACCAGTATCCACGAGGCTTGTGTCTTAGAATCTCCATGAACTTCATTTTAGCATAGAAGAACCCCAGAGGCGGGATTACCCTCAGCCCTCTGGGGCTCTATAACTATAACCAATCCTAAAGCGGGAGTTAGCGAAATTCGAACCACGAATGAAGCACGTAGAGCGCTATCGCAACCGGAGGCCAACATATTAAGTCAGTTTCCTGACAGTCCGACCTGGACCCAGCCTAGCATCTGTTACTAGTATATCACACTACAATGAAGCCCAAACGTTCTAGAGAAGTTTTTCCTGGGGCACCTGATGCATCGCTACCCTTGAAGCCCAATGACCTCTGGTATGCTGCATATGCCTTGACCAAGTTCTTTCCATAGAACGGGGTAGGAAGGGTTCCCTTCTTGATGAAACCCTTCTTCTTCAAACGACGCTTGATGCGTACAACGTCCTTGTGCATCTTACCGACCTTGATATCCTTGAGTACAACAATGTTCTTTGATGGACCCTTGCGTAGACGAGCGGCTACTGCTGCTCTGAACTTTGGCATATCAATACCGCGTGGGTCAGTCTTCCTATCTGGTGCCCACTCACGGTGAGCAAATACGTTGATGGAATTCTTGATACCACTGTACTTCATAAGCGCAGCACACAAGGTCACGTATGCTTCATACTGGTCCTTTGACCAAGGCTCACCTAATCCGTCATTCTCTGCCTCGATACCCCATAGGTAAGTGTTACCCTGGTCCTTGGGAATACCGGACCATGGTCCTCCGTACCCCGCGTGGTTGGTACGACCGGTAGAGATAACCTTCACGTCACCATTCCTGCCAAGAAGAATCTGGCATAGTGGTCCTGGCAATGCAGCACCGCGACCGTGGACAACTGTGCTCAAAGAGCCGAAGTTACCACTGGACTTTCCAGAAGCGGTGTGGTGACACAACACGCCTCTAGGTGAGAAACTGCCTGGGCGACCATTACGGGTGTAACCATCAATGGCGTCTACTTCTAGACCCCAGGACTTCAAATGAGTGATTAAATCTGTCATACTTCGGATTGTACATGAGAAAAGCCCCCGGCGCGAACCGGGGGCTTACAAATTATCTCAGTTAGAGGCTAATTGCTTCTCTGTTGAACCAACATCTACTACTTCACAGTTAGCAGCAGTACAAGCAAGAGTCTGACTACCTGTGGTAGTATCTTCGAACTCGTAGTCTGATAGGTAAGACCAGTCAATAGCCTTTGGTGTGTCGTGGTAGAACTGCTTGTAGGTTGTCTCGTCTGCGTCCTGGTAAGGTGCCTGCTTGTAGGTACCTGTGTCGTATGGAAGGAATGAAATTCCTCCGACGAACTCCCAATTGGCGTAGACCCAATTAGCAACCTCAATCCACTCATCTTCCTTGACGTTGATAGTCACAGAAGGATTGTGCTCGGTCCAGTGAGTCTTGTATGCCTTCCAGATTTCTAGGTGCTCTAGAGCACTAAGGTCCTTTCTGGTTACCGCTCCTTCTGGTGCCTTGATTGGGAATGAGAACACAGTGGTTCCGTTCGGTGCCATAACATCTGGCTCATTTGGAACACCAATGTCCTTCAAGAACATTGTCATTGGGTCCTTGTTGTCAGCACGCACGGTACGAATGTAGTAATCGTTGTGCCATGGGTGAACACCAGATGCGGTGTTGGTCAACTGGCTTACCGTACCGCTTGGCTTGACGGTAGTGATTGCTGTGGATACGTTGATGCCAAACTTCTTTGCATATACCTCGTTTGTAGCAATCGCTGCTTCGCGGAGGGAATCCAGAGTAGTATTAAGTACGTCAATACCGTTCCCGCCAGATAGGACAGGATGACCGAACTGACCAGTAAGGCTAACGCCGAGAAGCCTCTCTTCATCGCAATTATCTCTCCAAATCTTTCTCAAGTACTTGAAATTGGTGAGGCTTGACTGGATGGTTCCCAAAATGGAAGCCAACCTGACCTTCCTTGCCAATTCCTCAACGCTGTCATCAGCCTCTACGATGACCTCAGTGAGGTTGCACAACTGCTTGGAGCGCAGTAGAATCTCAGCACATGGGTTCAATCCCTGTACCTGGCTCAGGTCACGACGTGGTGCATTGGTGTGCGTACGCAAACCGTGCATGTTGATGATTCCACGCTCACCTGACTTGGACTCATACAAGTCTCCATAGAACTGCAAGAACTCTCCGATAGAAGGCTTCTTGTAGAACACAGCAGAGTTGTTTGCAAGACGACGGTATCCAGTGGTCTCCCACCATGCACCGGACTTTGCCTTGCTCATTTCGTAGTCAGACAAGTCTGACAAGGAAATTAGAGCAGAACGCCTGACTCCACCGACGACAACTACGTCTCCTACCTTGCACATGAGGTCGTGTGCTTCGATAGGGGTCAACTTCCTACCGGCGGCATTCTTGAAAATACCGATAGTGAAATCGAAGAGGTCCACAAGTGGCTGAGGACCGCTTGCTCTACCGCCGAATGTCTTGAGACGGGCTCCTGCTGGACGCACCTTGGTGGGGTCGATACGAGGGACCTGTCCAGCATATAGCAATCCAAGCAACTCCCTAAATGCTCTAGCCCAACCGGCCTTGGAATCTTCCACCACAATGGTGGTACCGGTGTTCTCGAAGTGCTCATTGATGCGAGGTAGTTGAGATACGTACTGGCTTTCAGCAGAGAATCCAAGTCCTACTCCATTCATCAAGATGTAAAGTGCTTCGTCAAATGCACGAACATCGTCAATAGCGATGAATGAACAGTTGAACTGTGCAAGGTTCTCCCTTGCCAATGCTGGTCCAGCGGTCATCAATCCACGCATGGACGGCATAACGTCGTGGTGCAGAATGGCGGTACGTAGTTCTTCCCACTCATTCTTTGAAACCTTCTTACCGGCTTCGGTGTTACGCATGAACGAAACGTATCTATCTACTGTCTCTGTCCATGTCTCTCGTCTGTTCTCGTCTTCAATCCAACGAGAATAGCGAGACTTGGCGATGAAGGCCCTGTACGGGTCTACAAGGTCGCCCTTGTCTGTCAAAATGCTATTCAAATGTCTCTCTCCTAGATGTGATGTTCTACCATGCTACCACACCCAAAATACTTGCTCAACTGCCCGAAATTTATTTCTTCAAACGCTCTTCCAGCGCAGAAAATGCATCCTTGGTCAGCAAATCCCAATCATATGCTCGGTGAACATCGAGAGCCTGAGAGGCAGCCGAATCGCGGGCCTCATCATAGTTGTTAACCACGTATCTCATATGGTCGATGAGTTGGTCGAAGTCCGGCCTGAACATCTTTCCTGGGTGTACCCCGCCCCATGCGTGATTCTTCAATTCGGAATCAAGGGCCAACTTGGGGTCGAGGAACCTGGCATATGGAGCCCAAGCCTCGGTACAAATCGTTGGCATACCAGTTGCCAGGGCTTGAAGTGGTGTAAGACCGAACCCCTCACCCCAGGATGGATATACGTAAACGTCGTGGGTATAGAACAACATACGCATCTGGCGAAGGTTGTAGTTCTTGTTGATTACCCGCACACGCGGGGTATCAATGTTAATCCACGGAGAGTCAACCATCTTCATGGTAAGACGTACGTCTGTACGGTTGGGAAATGCTCTCTTGAACTCACGTCTCACATCCCAGCCTCCCTTGCGAGAAGCCTCTGCTCCAACGTGTAGAAACTTGATGGTGTGTTCTGGCTCTCGCTTTACCGGCTGCCAGAAGTGGTCGATTCCGTGCTCGTAGACGTAGATGGGTACAGTGATTCCATCCTCTACATACCATTGGGCGATGAGGGGAGATGGTGTCCAGATTTCGTCACACTGGTTCATAATCTCTACCCAACCATCTTTCAACTTGGTGGACTCCCAAGGGTGATAACCGATGGTGTACTTGTCTGGGTCAATCTTCCAGTTCTGAGGCTGGTCGAACCAAATCTCTACATCGGCACTTGAATCGTTGTCGGATACCTGGTACCCTAGTCTATTGAGGCTCGCCAACATCATCTGAGTGGCGTAGCCGTACCCATTCTTGCCAGTGATGGTATCACTGGCAATGCGGGTACCGAAACTTATCTTCATATGTACGAATGTACCATGTTGACAGCATAAAAGCAAGGTGATATACTATAGATATACGTCTGAACTAGGAGTGCATCCCTGGAAGACTTCACGATTTAGCAATTGCTTGCCCACGAAGAACCCCTACCGGATGCACCCTCGCAAGAGGCGGTAGGGGTTTTTCTTTTCCCCGACCACTGTATCCTGAGATAATGGAACCCAAGCACTATGGACGACAGCGGTGGTAGCGGAACCCTGGGGCTACAAGGGACACATGTGGCTAGTGCGGGCGTGGTGTCGAGTTCCGTGTTATCGACCTAGACACGCCTATAGGGCAGGGGTGGTATTATGACTAGTGGGCCACCTTGACACGGTTGAACGTACTAGCAAGAGAAGTTTGTTTCTCTACCCCTTTCTCTAGGGGGTATGGGGGTGTCTCTTTGGGGTCAGCCCCGACCTTCTCTTGGGTTCTAGCCCTCGGGGAGAAACTAATGAATTTAAGGACAAATAGATGATTTTAGGATACTACAAGGACAGCGAACGTCACATGGGGCAGAAGATGCTCGCAGCGACAGAGTTGTTCGGACGCCAGTACTACTGGATGCAAGACGGAGATGGTACCACATACTTGGTGCCTGTGGGTGAAGATGGTAGACCAGACTTCACCTGATGAATTGTTCCGCCTCTACCGCCGATATGAGAAATTGGTGAGGCGAGAACTGGCAACACCGCTGGAATGCGATTGCGGCGACACGCCGGTAACGATGTTCGGCAAGGATGACCAACTGGTGCTCAATTGTTTTGGGTGTGACACACTCATCGTGCCAGGACTGGAATTGAACAGAAGAGTAGAAGAAATAGTAAACAGGATGTATGCATGAATTCAAGCAAGTTCGAAACAACAAGTGAAGTAAAGGCAGTCCTCATCGACTCCCTGGCATCAGATATCGAAGTAGCACGCGCCGCGTGGGTATCCAACTTCGGTGAAGACGCACGCGAGCGGGACACAGAAAACATCGAGGGTCTTATCAAGTTCCTCTACAACAATCGTCATATGAGTCCTTTCGAGCATGGTATCTTCAAGTTCTTCATCGATTGCCCCATCTTCGTGGCTAGAGAGTTCATTCGTCACAGGACTTTCTCCTTCAACGAGGTATCCGGTAGATACAAGAAATTGGA